CCAGGCAATGTGCTAATTTCAGTACCCTTACCGCCTTCACGGCGTGGCAACCAAAAATCTTCAAGCATTGACATATGTTTACGATCATCTTTAATTTGACCAGTTGCTGCATCGTAGACGAGCTTATTACGATACTTAGTCATAATACTTTTCATATATTCTTCTGATTTACCACGAGGCATATTGCCGACATCAATATAGAATATGCGACGCTCAGGCGCCCGCGCAAGACGATAGATAACTAAAGAGTCTTCCATCATACGCAACTGATTAATAGGCTTTAAAGCTTTATGCAAGTAAGAAACGATTTTCTTGCGATCTTCTGTCAATAACCCTGAAGTTACGTAACTTACTGAATCTGATGTCATTTTAATACCTGATGTTGAACTACCAGGTTTTTCTTGAAAGATAAAAAATTCTTCAGTTTTTTCAACTATTTTAGCACCAGTAATAGGATCTTTTTTAGTTTTTACTTTTTTAATCTTGCGCATCTTAGCAGCATCGATTGGGCGTATTTCTTGGATACCCTCTTTTGGATTATCTTCATTCACGACTAAGTGATGGTAAATTCTACCATCAACGTACCATCTTCTAAAAATATCGTGACCTAATTCTTTAAAATTAAGCATACCATAAATGTCATCAAATTCTTGTTTAATAACTTTTTTAATTCTGTCTGGAGCTTTAACATCGTCTAAGTTAAGATCTAATGTTTGTTCCATTTGAGCACCAGTAATAGACTCATTTACAATATCTTCAATGGCAGCATCAACTTCTGGATGCATCGCATTACCTCGATATTTCATAATCAATTGATAATTATCTTTTGAGTCGTCACCATCTAAATTTAGATATTGACCATAATGTGTACCTGATGCAGTTTGATAGCTTCCGCCCTCGTCATCACGCGGAGGCACAATAGAAGGAAGTTTTTCTGCTTCTTTCTTTTTTGAACGTTTGATTTCAAACCCAAAGAGTTTGATACCTTCGCTATTTCCTGCTTCTTCAGCCATTTCACTTCCTTATAAAAAATAGTAAGAGAGGCAGCAGAACCGCCTCTCTTTATTTATCTAGCTTGTTGTGTTCGACTCGAAGTACTGATATGCAAATGTAACTTGAAATCTCTCAATTTCATCGTTTGAACTATATGCAAGATCGATCGGTGACAGATCTTGAGGAAATGAACCTCTAAAGGTGTAAGTCTTAAGAACTCCACCATCACGATCTAATTGATCAACCTTAAGATCAGCTTCGTATGCAATTGGTGATGAAAGACCAGTATTAGCACTATGTGCATTCATACCGTTCATCCATCTTTCCATCGCATCACGAATTGCAAAGTCAGTATCATTAATGATTGTTACTGTCCATGCATCGAATGTACGATCACCGGCCATTTTTAATTGTCTGCCACGGAATGGCACGATAATTTGTCCCATTGTGGAGCCTGGTAACTGTGCAGTTTCACACAAAAATGATGTTAATTCAGCATCACCGTTTGCGTAACCAGGAAAATTAATAGTAGCCTTAAAGAGGTTAGGACGAGCACCGCCGCCTCTCAGTTTTGACTTAAAGTCATCTACGCCGAGAATTGCCATTGTACGTTACCTCCTTAAACCGTGCCAACAACTTCTTCGAAGTCAACACCGGATCTAACAGCTACAAAATTAAGTGTAATGTAGTTGATTGATCGTGCTGGCTTGATGAAGATGTTCGCTATAAATTCATTGCGGTCAACGATTGCTGGAGTATTATTTGTTTCGTCACAGACAACTCTAAAGTCTGTAATACCGCGACGACCGCGTACTTCTCTTAGTACTGGCTCTACGATATTAACAAATTCTGCTCTAGTAAATTCATCGTTGAATTCGAATAGTGCTTGCTCAGCTGCTCTACCGATTGCACGCTCAAGTACCAAGAACAAGCGACGTACATTAATACGATCGAATGCAGATGGTCTACCAAGTTTTGTCTTATCGCCGAATAGCAATGAGCCTTGACCTGGAATGTTTGCAATTGGATTTACACTTGCTTTATACAGTGTATCACGCTGTGCTTTTGTTGGAGTCCATGCGAGAGCAGTGATTCCAAGATATTGACCACGACGTGAACCAGCTGGCGAAAACCAAGGTGCACGATTGAGATCAGTAGCAGCCATAATACCTGCTGTACTTGAAGCAGCCGGAATATTAATATATTGATCATTAAACTTATCGTAAACTTTCAAGAAATTACCATCCATAACGAGGTATGATGAATTTGTGAAAGATGCGGCAGTTGTAGTGATATTGTTTGTGATGGTAGCTGCATTAGTTAAGCCAACTACATCAGTACGTGCAGGAGATGCGCATACTACACAATCTTTTCTTAGTGATTGTGCTGTTGTAATGAGATCATTAACAACTGTAGTTTGATCAGTGCGGCTATTCATACTTGGTGAAATCATGAAATCAACTTCGACAATGTCTCTATCTTCAAAGAGATCATGGCCATTCAAAACTTCTGTAGTTGTCAATAAACCAGAATTTACACCAGAATCAAAGTTATATGCGTGACCAGATGTAGGGTTATTAATTAAGAAGTTTGAACCAGAAACAGCAGCTGCACCCGCGGCGGTAACTGCAGTTTGTTTTAGATCTGAATCAAAATCTACCATGTAGACATATTCAGATCTTGTGTTGATAATTGATTTAGCAAAGTTTGTTGTGCCATCAGGGTTTGTAGCATTTTGAGCTACTGATACAAATGGATAAGTTTCAAGAACTTGACCTCTTGTTCCAGTTAACAAACCTTCTTGGTCAATAACTACAACATGCATTTCGTCATTTGTAGCATTTACATCGGTCGCAAATGGTGATGTGCCTGGAGCTCCATCAAAATTGCCTGCATAAGTCCAATTAGAAAAGCGACCTGCAGAATCGACAGCTGGAAGTAAGTTAACAGAAATACTGTTACCGAGTTCTCCAGGATATCGTGCTACGAATGTATGCTTATCAGAGTCCAAGCTATTTACTTGGGCATCAAAAGCATTTTTATTGTTTACTGTTGGCGTTCCGCTAAAGCTTACTGGTTTAGCGGGACCTTGTAATGTTGAGGAGTAGGCATTTTTAGCAGCAGCAGTTGCTTCGCGCACAACAAGCATAGAGCTTGAATAGCGAAGAAAATAGGCTGTTGAATGCCAATCGATGGTGTTGTCAGAGTCAGGCGAGGCAAAGTTACTCACGAGTTCAGCTTCATTAGCTACTCGTACTCTTTCTCCGACTGGACCCCACCGAAAATTACCCACAATTGCGCCAGTAGTTGACTGAACGTTAGGAACGCCACCAGTCAGATCTATCTCTTTGACGACAACCGCTGGTGATTCAGACGGTGTACCTAGTGCCATTTTTTTATCTTCCTTGTTAAAATTATATGAATCATAATACGAACAGTCAATTTACAGTGTTATTTATAATATTATAAATTTGGATCGTATTCAATGGCCCATTCACTATTTTTATCTTCTTGGTCTAATTGATTCATATATTCTGACCCATCGTCTATAAATCCAAATGGAACTATATCTTCGTCTATTTCTTTCATTCTATCAGAAAACATTAGTTTTTTCATATTAATGTTTGTCATATCAAGAAAATATCCGCCTGTACTAAAATATCCGAACATAACTAAATTCATCATTAGATCGTCATGATTTCCATCTGAAGCTTCGTATGATTGCCCACGAGCTTCAAAAGTAGACATTTCTAAAATAGTTTGTTCATCTACAATATCAAGTTTGCCGGTTTCAACTATATCTTTAATAGCTGAACAACCCAATCTTTTTGTTTTTCTAGTGATTTCAATTCCTAAAGCATTTGCTTTTATCGCAGATTCAACATGAACATTTTCGTATTCAAGATCGTGCCATAATCCATTACATACTACTGAACCTTGATCGTTTGATTCTACTACCACATAAGCTTCATTGTAGGATTTCGCGTATTTATATATAATGTTTGGGAAGAGTAATGGAGAGATAGTGTTGTTGCGATATACAGCAACCTGTGCAAACGGAGTTACGCTAATATCGATTAAATTAAAAGTAGAATAATCCTGACCTCTTCCCTTCGAAACATCAACTGTCATTATATAAGAATGTTTTTCTTTTGTCTCTTGATATATTTTTAAGAGACCGCCTTCTAATGTTCTAATAGGATTTTTAGTTCTTAAACCCATTAATGTTTCAGCATTAATTAGTGTATCACCAGTGCCAAAAAATGTATTCCCAAATTCTTGATCAAATTGCAATTGGCTTGTATTTGCAATTGTTTGGATTCGCCAATCTTCATCACGCCCAGGCACATCGTGCCAATCTACACGGAAATTCTTAAATTCATTTATTCCTTGCACAGCCCCTTCCCAAACCTTGTGAAACTGGTTACCAATTCCGTTAGCTGTTGAAGTAATGATAACTTTAGTGTCTGTACCTGCTGAAACAACTGGATATGTTGAGGTATAAAATTCTGCAGCGCGCTCAACAAAAGCAAACTCGTCAAGATAAAGAAGATTAACTGACATGCCACGAATAGAGCTACCGGAAGTAGCAGCAGCAACAATACGTGAATTATTACTGAATTCCAAAGTACCCTTATTGAGTGATTTTGATCCAGGCTGAAGAAAGAAAGGAATGTTTTCAAGCATAAGAGTAATTCTTGATAACATTTCTCTTGCAGTTGCGCCCTTGTTGGCCAAGATTGCAATTGTTTTTTCAGTATGAAAAAGAGCATACCACAATAAATAAGCGCATGCTGATATAGACTTGCCAGATTGTCTACAAGCCAAGATAATAGAAAACCTGTTCGAATCAAAATGTTCGAACATTTCTCTTTGATATGGGTATAAATTAAAAGGAACAAGTCCAGCATCGAGCGAAATAACTTTAACATATTTTTCTGCAAAGTGTATAGGATCGACCATACATTTTTTATATTCACGTAAAAGCTCCGGGGTCCATGCTTGTTGAACGCCATCTCTCTTTACATTAGGATTCCCTAGATACGTCTCGTTCTGGCGTAACATCAACTATATCATCTCCATTCTGTAGAAGACGTTGTATATCAGCAGTAGAACCAAGAAAAACATTATTTGTTTGCTGGCCAATTTGCGGCTGTTGTGCCTCTTCTTCTGCTTTTTTCAACAAGTCTTTTTGTTTTTTATTTAAATCCATCAGTTTGTCATTAACATCTGATGTATTTTTAATTAATCCAGCTAAAACTTCGTATGCTCTTGGATGCTCGCTTTCTCTGGCTACTTCAATCATAGATTCTAAGGCGTCTTTGCCCTTTTCTACAAGTTCGTAGTAAGTTTGACGAGAATACTCGTAATCATTTTTTAAATTATCTGGATTATCACTCATTATATTTACCTATTATAAGGCTGCTATTCTAGTTTTAAAGTCTGCAAAACTACTACTCGCTGCTACAGTTGATTTAAGTGTTGACAGACTTATATATGTATTTGCCCCACTTGTTAATGTTAGGTATGTATTACTTGCAGAAACCTGGGTTAAATATGTATTTTCAACTGTCGTTATTTGTCCAGCTAAATCAGTAAAATTGGCATCTAATTCAGAATGAGTTAACTCACTTCCTTTTGTGCCACGTAATGTAATTGTCATCTATTTCTCCTATGAGATGATAGTATTAAAACCAAAATCACTATCAGCACTTATTCCTACTGGTGTTGGTGTTGATGTTAATCTTTCAGCTCGCGATGCTGAATCATTGATTGATGCAAGATCAGTAAACAAATCAACTTGTGATTGTGTAATAACTGCGCTTTCTGATTCTAGCGGGCCGTAATATTGTAATTTCATTTCAAAACTTAAAGTGTAAATAATTGTTCTACGTGATTGTAGAGAACCATCATAGTCATCAGTAAAATCAACACTTTGTATAATAATTGGTATATCTTCTACAAAATCTGGATATTGAGTAGAAAACGGTTTAATTGTTACAGTATACTGAGGATTAAATGTTGGTAATATTTGTTCTACAATTTGTAATGCATCGTCATGGGCTTTAGCATATATATTAAGAGTAAACAAAATATTGTATGGTACAGGAGAATACATCTTTGTGCGTTTAGTAACCGCGCTGCCAGGTTGAGAAAAATTACTTAATTTAGTCAGCTGACGTGTAGTGTCATATTGAATGCCTGTAATTTCAAACGAAGCTCTTGGTAATTTAATAGCTACCTTTTCTCCACCATCTTGCAGATCTGGGTTTTCTCGCACTCTCTCTAAATATTTTTCTTTTGGTGCATAAGCTAATGGTAATTTTACAGTACTGATCGTAGCTCCTGCAGCATTTTTACGTAGAATGTATATATTATTAAACAACCTACCAAAAATAGCAACTGCTTTTCTAGTTTTTTCGTGATAGAAATATGTACCAAACATTAATTATTCTCCGCATCACCAAATGGATTATCTTCAGAAAAATCTAAGAAGTCATCAGTTACATTTGAAAAATCTGTATTTTGTTCATTATTTGAAATACGATTTTCTTCAGAAGTAGCAGTAGTGTACAAACCACTAGGACTACCTAATGTTGTATTTATTATATCACCATTAATAATAAATTCTTTATATGTTCCATTATCTGCACCAACATGGGTCAAATACAAATATCTGTTTGAATCTTGATCAGAATCCAACGTATATCCTGTTACTTCACCTCTAATGGTAGTATTTGATAACACTTGTCTAATATTATCACCTACTCTATAACTGCTATCAATTGTTGTATTTCCTCCAACAAATGTCACACTTGGAATAGTTGTGTATCCAAATCCTCCACTATCTAATATAATTTGATTAACTTCATTACTCGAAGAATCAATAAGAGCTCTACCGGTGGCTCTCTTATAATCAAATTGTTGATTAATAACAGGAGTTGCTCCTTCATAAAAATCATTTCCAGAATCTTGAATAGTAGTAGGAGTAAACGCAACCTTACCGGATTTTACAGTAAATTGATAATTATCTAATTTACCAACAAATGATTTATTTAGATTTGAATCTAATGCAAATGTTCCTCCTCCATAATCTAACTTTGGATTAGGTGATATATTAGTAGAATCATATCCAACATTTATAGTATCGCCAGAATCATAAAAGAATTGATTATTTGTCATCACTCCCATTGCAACTATTGCTGCTGATTGACTATCAATTGATAATCTTAAATCATTATGATTTGTTTCTACTTTAACAAAATGCCAATTATTTTTAGATAAAAGTGGCAAGTTAATTCTTGTTGCAGCAATATTATCAGTTTGAGCAGAATCTTTTTGGCTTGAATCAACTCTATATGCTATTGCTAATCTATCATTATTTGTAATATATAATCTAAAATCAGAATTCCATAGTAAAGTTCTAGGCTGTACTGAATCAAGATATAGCCAAAACGATTGCATTACAAAACTATTCGAATCTTGACCATAATCACTATCAATATTGCCC